GCCAATAAGGATGCGCCGGAACTGGTGGTGAACATCAACAGCCCAGGCGGTGACGCTTTCGCTGGCAACGCCATCTACAACCTACTCAAGCAACATTCGGCACGAATCATCGTCAACGTGCTCGGCCTGGCGGCCAGCGCCGCCAGCACGGTAATGATGGCCGGGGATGAAATCATCGTCTCGGACGGTGCGTTCGTCATGATCCACAACGTCAGCACCTTCACTTACGGCGACGCGTCCGCGCACCGAGCCAACGCTGACCGCCTTGAAACGCACAACGCCAGCATCGCCGCGATTTACGCGGCCCGCACCGGCATAAATGTTAACCGCATCCTTGAGATGATGGACGCGGAAACCTGGATGAACGCCAGCGAAGCCGTCACGAACGGCTTCGCGAACCGCAGCACAGCGCTCGAGGCTGTGCCGTCACCCGCTCCCACGCCAGGGCCGCGCGCTTTCAACTTCAGGCACGTTCCCGCCGGTGCGTTGCCTTACCTCTCACGCATCCGCACACCACGGCCCTCAACCTCAACACTCAACGCGACAGAATCCGTCGCGCCCGGAGGACGTATGAAAACTGTTCTTGCCCGTCTCGGGTTGCCCGAAAACGCTGACGACGCCCTAGTGGTTGCCCGCGTGACCGACATCCTCGATCTCGAACGGGACGTGCTGTCCATCACGGGCGCACAAAACCTCGAGGCGGCACGTGGTGTCATGCAGGCCAACAAGGCCAGCGCCACCGAGCTAATAACCGTCAAGGCCAAACTCGAAACGCTCGAAAACGAGCGTCGCGCGGATCGGGTAACAAACCTGATCGAGAAAGGCCGGGCGGACAAAAAACTCACCCCGGCGCTCGAGGTGTGGGCCAAAACCCAGACACCTGAAGCGCTCGCGGCGTTCCTCAGTGCGGCACCCACCATCACGGCTCTTGCCGCACCGGAAAACCATGAGCCTGGCGAAACCATGATCGGCGCGCAAATCACCCATAACGGCAAGACGTGGGATCAACTCGAGCCCGCTGACAGGCACAACCTCTACATCGAAAATAAAGCCCTGTACGACCAGATGCGCGCCGCTGCGCGTCAGAACTGAGGTAACCAATGCCTGTCACAAAACGCGCAGACCTGATCATCCCGGAAATCTTGATTGACGCTGTGCAGGGTGAATTCAAGGGCATGAACGCTCTTATGAATTCCGGCGCTGCCATCGTTAACGGCAGCCTACCAAACACCCGTGGTGGTGATGTCGTCAAAATTCCGTACTTCAACGTTCTCGGAGAACTCGAGGATCTCGCTTCCGACGAGGGTGGTTCGGGCGACCCACCAGCGCTTAATCCTCGCAAGCTCACCATGTCAAATGACAGCAGCCCCGTCAAGCACAGCGGTGTTGCCTTCGAGACGACCGAGTGGGCGCAGATGGCTGCCGCCTACGCCGATCCGTACGGCGAGGCAGCACGGCAGATTCGTGAGGCCACCGAGCGGCGTGCCGACGCCGGTTTGATTGATGCTGCCATCGGCACACCGCTCGGCCTGGATGTGTACAACGCAGGCACACCCCGTTACCTTGATTACGACCTGATGGTGGACGGCAAGGCACTCTGGGGCGACGAAAAGAAAGACATCGCATTCGCAGCGGTGCATTCCGCGGTGTTTGCACGCCTCGAAAAAGCCAAAGATTTAAACGGCCTACCACTGTTCGGCACGGCCTCAGATGGTGGCGCGCTACGCGTCGCGGGCGTCACCGTTCGCGAAAGCGACCGCGTACCGGTCGAGTTTAATACCATCACCGCGACCGGCACCACCCCGCCCACCGTGACCGTGACCGGGTACTCGAAGGGTGCTTTCAGCGCGTTGCGTCTCGAAATCACCACTGCGGGTGCGCGTGGCACCGCCGTGTTCCGGTATTCGTTCAACGGTGGTAGCACGTGGACGAGTGGCGTCCTCACCGCTGCCACCGTGAACCTGCAACTGAACGGTGTGGACACCGGCCTGACCGTCAACTTTGCGGTTGGTTCGTACGCCGTGGACAACGTGTACGTTGGCACACCGAAGTTCAGCACGCTCATCGTCAAGAAAAACGCGTTGGTGTTCTGGTTCAACAAAACTCCTGTTGTTCAAACCGACAAGGACATTTTGGCTGACACGATGATCGCAGCAACGCACGTGTACTGGGTGGCGCACATGTACTCACGCATGCCCGGCACGACTAACCCTGGCGTGGTGCGTTTGCGTCACAACTGAGCCCCGCACGGCTCGAACGCGGGGACGGTTCACCAGACCGTCCCCGCGTGATCTGGAGGAATCATGGGAGTCAGCACGTTGCGACGCTATTACCACCTCAAAGCCAAAGCAGCCATTCGATTGCAGGAAACCGCGCTAGCTGCCACATTCACCGCCAAACAAAAAAACTTGCCCGGAACGCCGCTGCCGCTCGCGTTCCCCAGCCGCACCAGACTCGTTGCAGGTGGTTACTCAACCTTCGAGGACATCACCGACATCACCAACAAAGAGCTGCAACAGCTCGGCATCGTTGGTCGCGCCCTCACCGCTGTAACCGAGGCTCGTGACACAAGCCTCGGGTTGCGAGGTGACAACAAAACGCCGCTACCAGCGGGTTTCCCGGAGCGCGAGTGGTTAATCACCCTGGGGTACACCACCACCGAAAGCCTGACCGAATTCGATTTGCTCGAGATTGCCAAACTGGACGGCATCACTGATGAGGTCATGACCGCCATCCGTGAAGCACTCGAGCCACCAACCACCTGAGGAGGCCATCATGGTCCAAGCCAAATTTGTGTGTACCGAGAAGGGACTTGCCTTTCCGACCGCCTGGGAAATCACGGATGGCCATTTGGCCGGGCGCGCGCGGGATGAATACCTTGAAACCACAGCGCAGGTTCGTGTGGTACTCAAGCCCGTTTCCAGTGGCAGCGAGGAAAACATGAAGCCGGATGGCGAGTGCCGCATGTTGCTGTTGAACAAAGCGGCTGCGGCGGCATTTGAGATCGGGAAGGCGTACTACCTGGACTTCACGCCGGCCAACTAACCCATGCCCACCCCGGATGCGTACGCCCTCAGCACCGACCTCTCCAATCCCGCGTTGGGGTTGCCCGCCCGTGCCCTTGAGAAGATCGCTGCGGATGATCTCGACCAGGGCCTCGAGGCAGCCAGCCGAATCGCGGACGGGTACCTGACCTCACGGTACGTGCTGCCAATCACCACTTGGGGGCACGATTTGCGGTTATGTGTGTGCAGCATCGCCGCGTACCACCTCCTTTCCGGGCGCGGATTCAACCCTGAAGGCGCGGATGAAAACATGCGTTTACGCTTCGAGGACGCCATGCGCTGGTTGCGTGAGGTCAACAAAGGCGTGGTGACGCCTGTGGGCATCACCGACTCAAGCAGCCCACCCGAAGATCACTCAGATGCCGGCGCGGCCCTCGTGCTGTACGACCAACCTCGAGGGTGGTATTGATGGGCAACGGGTCAGCCATGTCCAGGGCACTCGAGGCGCGTCTTGAGCGAATCTCAAAGCCGACCATCAAACGCGCCCTGGTGCGCGTAGCTGGTGAAGCGTTGCTGGCCAAAACGCACGAGCGTTTCAGCCTCGGGCGCGATCCCTACGGGCGTTTCTGGAAACGCAGCGCCAGAGCCAGGGCGCAGGGTGGGCAGACGCTTTCCGACAACGGCACGCTGCGCCGCTCATTCAACAATCAAGTGCTGAACGACACTACCGGTAGCGTCGGCACGCCCGTGCGTTACGCCAGCGTTCATCAAACCGGCAAAATCATCCGCCCGAAACGCGCCAAATACCTGGCGTTTAAGGTCGGAAAACGCCAGGTGTTTGCCAAACAGGTGCGGATTCCGCGCCGCATGATGCTGCCCGACGCGCGGTTAGGCAGCCCACCCGAGTACACGCGCGAGGTGTACGCCAGCCTTGCCACCTACCTGAAGGTAAGGTTGACACCGTGATCGAAAACCTCGAGGTTGCAATCCGCGAGAACGTCCCGGAAACAACCGGGGTGTACCTGGGTCGAGAGCATCTTGGAGAGCATGACCGCCCACCCAGAATTGTTCTCGTGCCACGCTTCGAGGCGTTCACAGATCCGGCGCAACCGCGAGGCTCGAGCGGCGTGGTGCGTGCCAAGAACCGCACCAGCGCCGTCGAAGCGCACCTGTGGGGAGCCACGTTTGGTGACGTGGACGCGCCCGGCGGGCTGCTTGAGCAACTCGTGCAGGCGCTCGAGGTCAACCCTGGGCGTGGGCAGTACTCGCTCGGGCAGGGCCAGTGGCTCGATTCGCTTGACGAGTGGATCACCGAGGGCCGCGTGCTGATCGTACCCATTCAGCTCACCGTGGCTGTGCGCGCCAAACCCGAAACCCTCGCCACGATTAACAACGTCACGCACCGCGCCGCCCTTGACTTCAACCCGCCCGTGAGCATCCCAACCTGATGGAGGACACTGTGGGAAAACCCGCCAAGAATGACGCGCTTGAGCAACCCATTGACGAACACCACGTCGAACCAATGCCTGCAACTCACCCAAACCTTGAGACCATCGAGCAATTGGCTGTGCGCCTCAACACGCCCAACTGGTTGTTCGCAGCCGCAAAACAGAAAGCCAGATGGCCGATCGGGTGTTACATCACACAAGTGGAATTTGAGCGGGCCATCAAAATCGCTGAAGCAGAGGTGATCACCTGATGCCAATCCCAACCGTAACCATTCAAACGCAGGATGGCAAGCTCGGCCTGGTCAACCCTGGCAACAACCCAATGTTGACGATTGGCGTGTCCAGCCAGGGTGTGCAGAACCTGATTTACAGTTTTACAGATCCCAAGCAGGCACAAACCGATTTGGGCGCAGGGCCGCTGGTTGAGGACATTGCCAGCGCCCTCGCGGAAGGAGCCAGCCCCGTGTACGCGATTCGTGCTGCTGCCTCAAGCGCTGGATCGATTGGTTCAGTCACAAAGGTTGGTACGGGCACGGCAACGTTGAGTGTCAGTGGAACGCCTCTGGACGCGTTCGATGTCATCGTCAAGGTGACGCGGGCCGCCAGCAACGTGGCTGCCGCGCTTGCTGCCGTCACCATCAGTCTGGACGGTGGAGACACGTTCGGCCCAGAAGTAGCTGTGCCTGTTTCTGGCGTTATTGCACTGAACGGCACGGGCCTGACCGTAACGTTTGCGGACGGCACGTTCGTAGCAAACGACACGCACTCATTCGCTGCCACCGCTCCCAGCATGACCCTGGCTGACCTGCAAACGGCATTGGATGCTGCGCTTGCGGATCCGCGGGAGTGGCGATTTGTAAATATCGTAGGTATTGCCAGTGCCACCATCGCGGCAGGTGTGCAAACCAAACTCGACACAGCGGCTGTTGATCATCGTTACACGCACGCGCAACTGCGCTGGCGTGGACGGAACACCGGCGAAACAGAAGCACAGTACGACGCTGCATTCGCAACCGAGTGGGGTTCGTTCGCTGGAAATCGCATTCTGGTGTACGCTGACGACGCTGAAATCGTCAGCCCCATCAGTGGAAGAATCAACACGGTCAGCATCGGACGTTTGTTCAGTGCCCGCCGTGCTCGCCGCCCGATCAGCGAGGATCTGGGTCGCGTTCTAACCGGCCCAGTTGCGGGCATCACCAAAATTTATCGCGACGAACGCAGCAAACCCGGCTTAGATGCGCTCCGTGCCACCACTGCGAGAACCCACATCAAACGCGCCGGTTTTTACGCCACGCACGGTTTAATGATGAGTTCAGTTGGAAGTGACATTCAATACGTTCAACACCGCGAAGTGCTGGATCATGCCTGCACCTTGACGTACGATGCTGCCCTCAGCCTGCTGAACGACACCGTCGCCGTTGATCCACTGACGGGATTCATCCTTGAGACCGCAGCCCTGGGCATTGAGGCGGTCATTGGCGCGAAGCTCCGTGCTGGACTGGTTGAAACAGGTGATGCGCAGGATGTTCTGGTACGTGTCAAACGCGACATCAACCTGCTCAGCACGAACCGGATTGAGTTGGATGTGGCTGTGTTGCCGCTCGGGTACGCGAAATTCATCACGGCCCGCGTTGGTTTCCGCAACCCAGCCCTTGAACCAAAAGTTCCGGTGCCCGCCCCAGGTCAGACGGCTGACGCGCCTGCCGCGTAACCCAGGAGAACGTTATGCCCCGAATTGACACTGAAAACCCGGAATTGAGCTTCGTCAACATCATTCTGAAAATCGATGGTGACGAGGTGACAGCCAAAAGCGTTGCTTACAGCGACAGCGTGGAACGCGCCATAAAACGCGGCAATCACCCCGTCCCGTTGGGTATGACGCAAGGCGAGTACTCGCCCGAAGCCAGCCTGACACTGTACCGCAGCGACTTCGATCCGCTGCTCAAAAAGTACGGCAAGGACTTCTACACGACGGGCTTTACCGTGGTCGTGCAGTACGCGTACGTCGGCGGCGATACCGTTCAGGATGAACTGATCGGTTGCCGCTGGAAGAAACGCGAATCGGGTGGCAGCCAGGGCAGTGATGCGCTCGAGGTTTCCTCCGAACTCGACCTGCTCTACATCAAATGGAACGGGCAGGATCCGTGGCCGAAGATGCCGCAAACGCAGCGTTAAACATGTGATGGCCTGCCCTCGAGTGCCGCGAGGTGACACTCGAGGGCAGTTCCCTCAAAGGAGGACGTATGAAGCCACAATCTTTGAACGATGACACCATTGCCACCCTCAAACACCAGCATGGTGAGATTCACAGAATCTCGCATCCAGACGATGATGAGCTGTTCGTTGTTGTACGCACACCCCCCAAAAGCGATTACGATCGGTTCGTCAGCGAGGCTGGTGATGATCGCAGGCAGGTCAGAGACCGCTCTCTCAGCGGTTTTCTGCGCCGCAACACGGTGTACCCGGATCGTGAAACATTCGATGAAATGCTGGAGCACCGCCCTGGATTACAGGAGACGTTCGGCAACAAACTCACCGAGATCGCGGGTCTCGCAACCCGAGCACGTTCGGAAAAACTCTGAGGGCTTTTGAGGAGACCATGACGCAACTTCGCCAGGGCCAGATCGGCAGTACGGCGTTGGCGCTCATGGCGTACCGGCGCGGCGACAATTCGGATGAGGCCATGATTGGCGCGCTGCTCGAAGCCCAAATCTTTTATTTGCTCGTCCGCAACCTCGGAAAGTGAAGGTTTCAAGCGTACTGGACGGCGCTTGAGAATTGAAATGAGGATTGGAACATTCCCTTAAACCCCAAGAACGCTGTGCAGCACACGAACAGGTGATCTGATCTGAACGCCCTCGAATTTATTTATGGCTTGCGTGACCGCTTCAGCGGACCTGCGCGACGTATGGCGTCGGCATTGAAGGCTTTCAATGACCGCCAGGATGCCACTGAAAGGCGGTTGAAGGATTTCGTGCGGGCCGGTGCGCTTGTCCGCAGGCCGTTTGATGCGGCCTCGAGTGCCGTGGGCAGGTTCAAAGGCGTGCTGTTCGGCCTGGCTGGTGCTGGCGCGGTTGCTATTGGGGCGCTGGGCCTGGCTGGGTTTGCCGGAGCGCAAGTGGTGAATGCCGCGGCCTTCAAGGAACAGCAACTCATTGGGTTGACAACCATCCTCAAGGACGCAGGTGCCGCGTCGTATGTGTACGCCAAAGCATCAGAGTTTGCAGCAAAAACACCGTTTGAGACACCAGACGTGCTGATGGCAACCAAGCAACTGCTGGCGTACAAGTTCACGCTGGCCGAAGTTCCCCGGCTGCTCACCGCCGCCGGGGATGCCTCGAGCGCGTTGGGCTCTGGTTCGGAAGGTCTCGAAACCATCAACCGCGCCCTGGGGCAGATCAAAGCCAAGGGCAAGCTTGGTTCGGAGGAGCTGAATCAACTTCAGGAAACCGGAGTTGGTGCAGCCGGGTACATCGCCAAGGCGCTCAACACGGACACCGCCACCGCCCTCAAAGTGGTCGAAAAGGGCTCTGTGGGTGCGGAATTTGCCATCGGTGCCATTGTGCGTGGCCTTGAGAAGGACTTCGGTGGCGGTATGGCGAAGCAAGCCACCTCGATCAGCGGCCTGCTGTCCACGTTGAAATCCCGCCCGTTCGAGCTGTTCTCGAGCATGTTCAACCCGGATGACGATGCCAAAAACGGTGTCGCCAGCCTGCGGAACTTTTTGGGCACACTGGCTGACCTTACCGACTTCAGCAAAACCCCTGGTTCCCGCATCCGTGACGGCTTCCAAACCGGTATGCAGTCCGTGATGGACGCAATCTTCGTGCCACTCACCAACCTGATTTCCAACGGTGGCGGCGAACGAATCGTCAATCAGGTCTTCGAGTCCATCGGACGAGGCATGGCGTGGCTGCGCACCAATGGCCCCGGCATTGTGGCCACGGCCCGCACCCTGTTCACCGGCATTGGGCAGGCCATTGGCGTCGTCGCCAACGTGCTGCGCGTGTTGGCCCCGTACCTGCCGGTACTGCTTGGGTTGTTCGCAGCATTCAAACTGATTTCCGGCGCAATCGCGGTGGTGCAAACCCTCTCGATGGTGGCCACGGCGTTGCGTGTGGTTGGTGTGGCAGCCTGGGCCGCGATGGGGCCGTGGAGTTTGCTGGTCGGGGCGCTGGTGATCGGTGTGGGCCTGGTGATGGCCAACTGGGGCAAGGTCGGTTCAGTCCTGGCAGGTGTGTGGCAGACGGTGAGAACCGCTTTTGTCAGCGCGGTCAGTTTTGTTTCGGGACTGGTCGGGCAGTTCGTGGCGCTGGGTGGGCAACTGATTCAGGGCTTCATCAACGGCATCGGCTCTCGAGCCAACGCGGTCAAAAATGCGTTGGTTGGTGCAGCTCAGGGGGCCATTAACTGGTTTAAAGGCGTGCTGGGCATCAAATCACCGTCGCGGGTGTTCGCTGCCCTGGGAGCGCAACTGCCAGCGGGTCTTGAGGTTGGTATTCGACGCGGGCAAGGCCGTGTGACGCGGGCCATAGGCGCACTCGGTGCGGGTGCAGTTATTGGTGCGGGCGCGATAGCTCCGGTGCAGGCGAGTGGCGCGGCTGCGAACGCGAAAACCGCCAGCATTGAGTTGTACTTCAACAACACGCAGATGC